ACTATCTCTCATGCATTTATCAATCTAGTAGAAAACATCCAGGAGTATAATGCAAGAGGGATATAAATAGTATGGGAAAGCTTATATAAGATATGTATAGTTATTAGTAAGGGTCATGTAATTATGGAAGCTGGGTGCACAGACCAATAGATATTTGTATAAGTAGTTGAGCAATCTAACAGGGAACTCTATTGAGTTCTTTTTGAACAACCACTTTGGTAAAGCTCTAAGTCCTTACAACTCTATGTTAACATAAGAACTTGATCTCTATTGTCAACCCTGCACCTCATAGCTTTGACATTCCTATTCTCACTTACTCTTTTATTGCCCTTACTAGTAAGCACAGCACTCACAAGCATCTTGGATAGCAGGCCCTAGCTGTAAAGGGGACTTTACTGTCAGTTAGGGACAGTGGGTAAAAGGTCTGGACAAAACTCATGTCCCTGTCTGAGACCTAATCTCTATATTGAGTGGGCTTGTATTTAGTCTTTCACTATCAGCTCTGTGCTACTGGTCCATTGTAATTAGTCTACACAGGGGAATGATGGTAACCTCTTAAAGGCTTATCTAGCTTAGAGATTCCCTTCTTAGGGATAATATTATTTCACTCTTCTAGTCAGTAGCTAGTCATAAGTTCAGATGAAAGAGACCACTTTTCCTTATACAAGGAATCATCATTATCATTATCACCACTACCATCACCACCACCACTATATATGTCTCAACAACAACAACAATCTGCAGAACAACCCATGGTTCCTATACCTTCTCCTCTCACTTGGAAGAAGCAACTTCTTACCTTAATCACCAGTCTGCAGCAGCAGGTGGCCACCCTATTATAACAAAGTAGAGGAACAAGAATGGAGATGGCAAAGCCCCCTCTGTTTAGTGGAAAGATAGAGGAAATGGGAGTATTTATCAATGCAGCTCATTTGTATCTAAGAATGAAGATAATGGGGGAGTCAGAATTAACAAAGATGGTCTGGGTGCTATCTTATGTACAGGGGAGGATGGCAGAAGCATGGAAGGACAACCTGTTGAATAAGTTGTCAAAAAGAGAATCAAAAGTAGAGATGGCAGAAGAGTTATTTAGTAAAATGAGAAATAAATTTGGAGAAACAGTGGAGGAAGAAAGAAAAGTAGAACAGTTGAGGACAATAGAACAGAGAGGAAGGACATACAACAAGTATGTCCAAGAATTTAAGAAGATTGCAAGAGAAAGTGGGTATAAGAGACAACCTCTCATAGAGGAATTCAAAAGAGGACTAAGTAGGGGGATCAGGAGGAAGTCAGTAGAAGCAGAAAGCCCTCCTTGTATGATTGAAGAGTGGCAGGAGAGGGCAGTAAGGTTGGATAGAAATCAGAGGCAGAGTAGGGCAAAAGAAAGGATGTTAGGGAGGAACACAGCACACCTGTCAGGAAATGCACAGCAAAGAGGCAGATTTGGTAAAGAGTTATATAGGAGAAGAGGGGGCTAGATTATGTAGAGAACAAGGGATCAGTATAGAGGTGGATATCAGAACAGAGGGGGCCAGCAAGGGCCAGCAAGGGACCTTAATACAATGGATGTAAATAGAGAAAGAGGGAAAGATAGAACATGCTTTGTATGTGGAAAATGGGGCCATATGGCCAAAAATTGTTGGCAAAGAAAGAGAAGAGAGAGGAGGGTAGCAGAACTGCCACAAGAGTCAGTAAAAGAAAGTGGAAGACAGTAAGCTCCTGACTGGCCTCCAATAATTTGTACAGTGTATTGCACCCAGAAAAACTGGGAAATAGATTGAATTATCACAGCAACACTGAGGGAGCAAAAGATGTGTAGCGTACACTATGACTGCTAAGAAAAGTGTAGATAAAGTGGGGTTAGAGAAGTTGGAGAACAATAAAGGAGTAGCAGTAAAAGCCCTGTTAGACAGTGGAGCAACAGGCTTGTTTATGAATACAAAGTTCACAAAAGAGAAGGGGTTTAAACTAGAAAAGCTAAAAACCCCCTTGCTAGTAAAGAATGTAGATAGAACAGCAAATGTTGGGGGAGCAATCACTCATCAAGTGGAGTGCAACATATTCTTTAAAGGACATATTGAAAGAGCATGAATGGATGTATGTAACCTAGAGAAGACAGAGGTGATATTGGATATGCTCTGGCTAGTGGCTCATAACCTAGAGATAGACTGGGAAAAGGGGGAGGTCAAAATAACACTGTGTCCACTAATATGTAGAAAAAGAAAGCAAGAAATGCAGGAGAAAAGGCAGGTAAGAAAGACAGAGGAAAAGAAACAGTGGAAGAATTAGTACCTAGAAGATTCTGGAGATAGAAGAAAGTATTTGGGAAGGAGGAATTGGAGAGAATACCTACCAGAAAGCTATAGGACCATGTGATAGAATTGAAAGAAGTGTTTGTGCCAAGAAAGGGAAAGGTGTATTCACTGTTGAGAGAGAAAAGAGAGGAGGTACAAGCATTTGTGGAAGATCAGCTGCAAAAAGGGTACATTCAACCATCAAAATCACCAGACCTCACCAGTCCATTTTGTAGCAAAGAAAGATGGAAAAAGGAGAATGGTGCAAGATTATCATCATGTAAACCAGTAGACAGTAAAAAATGGATACTCCTTACTCTCAATTGCAGATATCCTGGATGGAGTAGGAAAGAAGAAGGTGTTCACAAAACTTGATCTTAGATGGGGATATAACAATGTGAGAATCAAGGGAGACGATGAGTGGAAGGCAGCATTTATAATGTATATTAGAGCATACGAACCAACAGTCATGTACTTTGGACTAACAAACTCTCCTACCACCTTCCAAACTATAATAAATAATCTATTCTGAGATATGATCAATCAAGGAAATACAGCTATATTTATTGATGATGTAATAGTTGCCATGGACATGGAGAAAGGATATAACAAGCTGGTAGAGGAAGTATTGAAAAGACTGGAGAAAAATGATCTATTTGTTAAACCAGAAAAATATCAGTGGAAGGTGAAGGAGGTGGAACTCCTAGGCATAGTAATTGGACCTCAAGGGGTAGAAATGCAAAAGAAAAAGGTAGATGGAGTCCTAAGTTAGCTAGTACCAAAAAACATAAAGAAAGTGCAAAAGTTTCTAGGACTTGCAAACTACTATGGGTGATTTATTAAAGACTTTGCTAGAATTGTGGTCCCTTTGCACCTACTAGTCAGAAAGGAGGAAAAATAGAGGTGGGGAGAAGAGCAGAGAAAAGCATTTAGAAAACTAAAGGGTGTTTATGGTAGAACCAGTTTTAGCCATCCCAGATTTAGATAAGAAGATGAGAGTGGAGGTGGATGCTTTAGACTATGCCATAGGGGAAGTACTATCAGTGAAATGTGAGGATGAGAAGTGGAGACTGGTTGCTTTTATCTCAAAGTCATTAAATGCAACTGAATGAAACTATGAAATCCATGACAAAGAGATACTAGCAGTAATTTGGTGCTTGGAATTGTGGAGACACTACTTGAAAGAGAAGAAAGTAAAGTTTAAAATCTGGATGGATCATAAAAACCTCCAGTACTTTATAACAAGTCAAAAGCTAAACAGGAGGCAAGCTAGATGGGCATTATATCTATCATGGTTTGACTTCACCCTTAAACACATTCCAGAAAAGAGCATGGGAAAGAAAGATGGGTTAAGTAGGAGACAAGATTGGTAGGAGGGGGTAGAAAATGATAACCAAGACTAGATACTGATTAAGCTGGGGTGAATAAAAAGAACAGAAACATTGGTGGAGAAAAATAAGCTAAGGGAGAAGATTAAGAAAGCATAGGAGAAGGACAAGAAGGTAGTAAAAGCAGTAGAGGAACTAAAGAAGGCAGGAATAAAAATGTTAAGAGATGAGGAATGGACAGTAGAAGAGGGGATAGTTATGAAGGAAGGACAAATATATGTTCCAGAGGAAGAACATGAAGGAAGGACAAATATATGTTCCAGAGGAAGAACTAAGGGGAGAGGTGATACACTTGCATTATGATATGTCAGTGGGGGGATATAGGGGAAGATAGAAGACAACAGAGTTGGTGACAAGGAACTATTGGTGGTCAGGAGTAATGAAAGAAGTAGGAAGATACATGGAGGGGTGTGATGCTTGCTAATGATACAAAAACAGAAGTGAAGCACCAGTGGAAAAACTAATGCCTAATGCAATTCCAGAAAAGCCCTGGAGCCATATTTTGGCAGACTTTATTACCAAGCTATCTTTGATACAAGGCTATAATGCAATTTTAGTAGTTTGTGATTGGTTTAGTAAAATGGTCTATTTTATAGCAACTACAGAAAAAATATTGGCAGAAGGACTCACTAGACTGTTTAGGGATTATGTCTGGAAGTTACATAGACTTTCAGAAAGCATCATATTGGACAGGGGAGTATAGTTTGCAGCAGGAATGATGAGGGAGTTAAATGAGCTGTTAGGAATCCAGATGAAGCTGTCAACAGCCTATCACTCCCAAACAGATAGGCAAATGGAGAGAATTCATCAGGAACTAGAACAGTACCTGAGGGTCTTTATCGATTATAGGTAGGAGCAGTGGCCAGAGTGGCTGGGGACTACTGAATTCACATATAACAATAAGATTCATTCAGTAACAAAAACCTCTCTATTTAAGGCAAACTATGGTCAGGACCCAAGAATGGGATTTGAAGGGAAAAGAAAAAGAAAGTTCAAGGCAGTAGGGAAGTTTATAGAAAAAATGAAGAAAATCCAGGAGGAAGCAAAAGCAACACTAGGGAAAGCACAAGAAGAGATGAAGAGATATGCAGACAAAAAGCAAGGGGAAGCAGAAGAATATAAAATCAGAGACTTAGTACTGTTAAGTACAAAGGATCTCAAGTGGCAGATGGTAGAAAGGAGGTTAGAGAAGTTAACAGAATGGTTTATAAGGCCTTATAAGGTCAAGGGAATTATCTCAACCAATACTATAGAATTAGAACTACCTAGTTCTATTAAGATATATCCTGTAGTTAATGTGAGTTGAGTACAGCTGTATAGGCCTCAGGTGGAGGGACAGAGAAAAACCCTACCAAAACCAGTTATTATTGAAGGAGAAGAGGAATTTGAGGTGGAAAAAATATTAAACAAAAGGGTAGTTAGGGAAAAAGAAAAGTTCCTAGTACAATAGAAGAGGTATACAGCAGAAGAAAATACTTGGGAAAGTAAAGAAAATCTAAAGAATGCAAAGGAGTTGGTTGAAGAGTTTGAGAGGGAGTATGGGGAGGAGACTGAAGAAGTACAGCAACAGGAAGAAGAAGAGGATGAAAAGGTGTTCTCAAGAGAACTACCAGGGAGGTTTATGGCTAAAACACTATAGGAATGGTCAAATAAAGAGTATGAGAGGCAAAGGGAGAAAAGATAGGAAGAGAACTGGAGGTGATGGAAAAATTCCTTAGAACAAGGAAACTTGAAGAGGAGGCTGTATTATGAGACAGTTCCAAGAAAGGAAACTATCTCTCATGCATTTATCAATCTAGTAGAAAACATCCAGGAGTATAATGCAAGAGGGATATAAATAGTATGGGAAAGCTTATATAAGATATGTATAGTTATTAGTAAGGGTCATGTAA